GCCATGAGGCTCATGATCGGGCGCGAACATCTGCGCCTGTACCGCAAAGACTTTCCTGACATAACGGACTTCGACCTTCGCAACCTGTTACCAGATGCCCATAAGATAGGTCGCATGGAAGCGATAGCAATGGATTCATCCTGCTGTTTGATCAACATCAGGCTGGGTTCACACGACACGACTTATTCCGCAAAAGACTGCAAATGGACGCTTGATCAGATTGAGGATGAAGGGTTCTTCCCAGAATCACGCTCATCCCAATGGTGCAGGGAAGATGCCGAGCGCCGCACCCCAAAAGCATCAGGCAAACCCGCCAGCTTTCCGCACCAAAAACCCTAACCCCTTGATTTTATTGCCTGTAGGTTAAACCGACGGGCAATAAAATCAACTACTTAGGAATAACACCGCTTTCAATCAAAACCTCACGCATCAACTCCCGCACCTCTTCGCGGGTCACATACTCCGTTTTTTCACCTAACCCACTGATATTCTCGGAAAGCTCAGATTTGGGCTCTTCGGAAAAGGTTGATTCAAGCCGTCTTACGATTTCCGTATTCAGTGGACGTGCAACCTCGCCCGATGCTTCCATCAGCAAGTTATAGAGCCGTTCGCTCATCCTCAGCGTTATTCTGACTGTCTGTTTTTCCATGACACTAAAGTACACCAAAATAAACTAGAAAAATAGTTGACACCACATGACACTACAACATAGACTAATCACATAGACACTACTTGACACTTAAAGACACTTCATAGGGAGGCAAGATGAACAAAATCACAAGGACACAGGTGCGGATGCCGGAAGACATTTCTGAATGGCTGAAACACAAAGCAAAAGATCAAGATCGCAGCATGAATGCTGAGATTGTAAGAATCCTACGGGAACGGAAAGAAGCAGAAGGGCAGGAAGCCAAAGCGGCGTAAACGGGATTGCAGGGTGTACCACCACCCAACAACCCCTAACCACTTAACATTCATCGAGAGAACCATCATGGCTACTAGAAAGACTATCACAACTGTTACAGAAACCGTAATCACTGATGACCAACGCCCAGTAATCACCCCCGAACTGCTGGTGAAAGACGGGCAAGTGTTCTGCACCAGCCTGCAAGTGGCGCAGGACTTTTCCAAAGAACACAAGCACGTCATTCGTGACATCGAAGAGCAAATTGAGAAAATCCAAGCAGGTCGGCACGCAGGCAAAGAAGCCAGCATGTTCCAAGCCGACACCTACGCCATCACCAACAACCTCGGCTACAAGGTCAGAAAGCCGATGTACATGCTCAACCGCAGCGGCTTCGTGAAGCTGATCAACGGCTACACCGGGCAACGCGCCAGCGACACCCAAATGGACTACATCGAAGCCTTCGACGCAATGGAAGCCGCATTGATGGGGCAGGGCAAGCCCCAGCCAATCCCGCAAAAGATCAGTGCAGCACAGCGGCGCGAAATCGAAACCCGCATCAGCGGTATCGCAACCCACGCCCACATGACAGGCAGCGCGTCCTACGACATTTCCAACGCGCTCAAATACCACCTCAACACCGACAGCATCGGCAACATTCACCCCAACGACTACCAGAAGGCACTCGACCTGCTGACCCAAATGGCAAAGCAAACCTCCGACATCTACCTGCCGTTACGCATCGAACTGGATTCCCAATGGTTCAAAGCCCTGCGCGGCAACACGCCCGACGTGCGCGAACTCAAAAAGGAATGGCAAAAACGCTTCAATGCCTTGCTGCCCAAGACCTACGACTGGGCTGAAATCACCAGCTTACTGCACTAAAGGGAACGAGCATGATCTATGCCCACACCTTCCGCCAAATGAAAGCCAACCGAGGGTAAAAACCCCCAACTTGAAATCTGTAACAGAATTCAAACGAAGCCCACCACCGCGTGGGCTTTTTTGTGCCTGTCACATCCTGAATGCAGCGCATTAAGGATGCGCCCACCAGCACCGCAACCCCGCACCCTGCAAACTAACGGCTGACCCGTCGTGATGACGGTATGTTCCACAAAAAAGAAAGGCTCACGTCATCGGTGCTGCAAACACCTCGGTGAGCCTTGGGATATAACCATGAAAGATATTAGCAATATTCTACCCGCAACTCTAGCTGAGGTTGGCAAGATGGACTACGTGAATTTATTGATAACGGTGAACAAGGCGCATCCCTAAACAACGCGCATTAAGGACGCGCCCGCTTTCCGTTTGCAATCGTGCTGCATACGCTAACCGGGATACGCCAACACCGGAACGCTAACTGACGATGCACCACCTATGAGCTACGACCTCGCCGAACTCCAACGCAAATTCGCCGCCCTGATCATCTTCGGCACAGTTTCCGAAGTCGACCACGCGGCGAAAAAACTGCGGATCACAGAAGGTGCATTAACCACAGGCTGGCTACCGTACCCCGCTGACACCGGGCGCAATTACAAACGCTGGCGACCTGTCAAAGTCGGGCAACAATTTATCGTGCTATGCCGCGCTGGCGACCCTTCGCAAGGTGTCATCGTCGGAGAGCTGTACCACAACGCCAACGACGCACCCAGCACCGACGAAAACATTGACCTGATCCAGTTTGAAAACGGTAACAGTATTCAACACAACGTGGCGACGGGCGCAATCCACATCACCGCCGTGGGTAATGTCACAGTCACAGGCGACGTAATTGCAGACGGCATCAGCCTGAAAAACCACATCCATAAAGACGTAACCGCAGGTAAAGCCAGAACTGGCAAACCCGCCTGATTTTTTAACCCCAGCGTGAGCTGGTTTACTCCCAACGAAGGAAAGCGTCATGACTGACATTACTAATATCCCGAACCTCTCCGAAATTTTGCAACGTGTTGGCTATAACTTCGGTCGCGACGTTGAAGCGTTTGTCGCCGCCAAGGATGCTGACACCCGTGCCTACATCGACGGCAAATACACGGTACTGGCACAAGAAGACGTCCGTGTTAATGGTGTCATCGCCAACTTGCTGAAAATCGCGGATGCCCAACCCGGTACACCCGAATGGGACGAAGGGCAAAACCTCTATACCCTGATCAGCAACAACTACGTTGGCTTGCTGACCCGCATTGAGCAGTCCGAAGCCGATATTCTTACGCTGCAAAACTTTGCCAACCAAACGACGCAAGACATCTCCACATGGATGACCAACGTCAACGGTCGCATTGACGCGGAAATCCTACGTGCGAAAGGCGAAGAGCAAGCGATTCGCGGTGAAATCCAAACCCTGAAGACTGCGCTGGAAAATAAGGACGGTTTGACCGACCAAACCATCGCCACGATGCAGGGTCAGATCACCACGTTGACCAGTTCAATGATCCTGCGTCAGAATGAAATCCTTGCGCTGCAAACCAAACAAACGGAATACGGCAACCGCTTGGATATGCTGGAAAGCAAATTCGTCGGCGTTGACGTGCCAGCAGCGGTGAACGAATTCCGCCGTGGTTTGGCGGCACAGCCGTCCGCCTTCGGTTATGGCCGCGTACCTGTGGTGTAACTGACGTATGGCTGACGCACTGGCACAATTCGGTTATGCGGTTGGGGTAGAACTCAACAGCACCGTCACGCCGTTATCCAGCAAACTGGATACGGTGATTAGCCTGCTGTCGTCCGCGCCATCCAGCACCAGCCGCCCGTCGGCTGGTGTTGCCCCGACTACCGTTACCCGCATCGCCGCCATCGCCAGCCGCAAGCAACGCCAAGGCATGTGTGCGAAAACGGGCAGACGCTTAACTGGAGTCGATCATCTAAAACAGTCGATTGCCGACATCCTCCACACCCGCATTGGCTCGCGAGTCATGCGCCGGATGTATGGCAGTAACCTGTTTGAGCGGATTGACCAACCCCAAAATGACCTTACCCGCGTCGGCATCATTGCCGACATCGCCGAAGCCCTCGAAAAGTGGGAGCCGCGTTTCCGTTTGAAACAGGTAAAACTCACCGGCACGACCGAAGAGCAAAGCAACGGCAAGCTGTTCTGCACCCTGCGCGGTGACTACAACGGCGCGGAAATCAGCGTGGGGGTGGCGGCATGAGCATTGACCGCGTACTCCCCTATCACGATGCTGATCTATCTCAACTGCCAAAACCGTCAGTTGTAGAGCCGCTGGACTACGAAACCCTGTTTGCAGAGCGAAAAACCGAGTTTCAGGCTCTACAACCCCTAATTTTTGAGAATGGGCAACCCGTATACCGTGCTGCCGAACTGGTGCAAACCGACACCGAAACGTATTGGAAAGTCCCCGTCAACGCTGACGCGGGGCTGTATTACCTTGACCTAGAATCCGACCCCAGCACCCGCCACATCCAAGCAGACGTGTACCGCGAATTACTGCTGCGCCAGCGCATCAACGAAGCAGCATTGGCAACCATGCCAGCCTATGCCACGGGTGCTGACCTCGACCATATCGGGCTTCGCTACTACCGCCTGCTACGCTTGACCGTCATACCCGCGACTGCGACAACCCCCGCAGTGATGGAAAGCGACGCTGCATACCGCAACCGCATGATGCTGTCGATTGAAGGGTTGGCAAAAGGTGGCAGCACCGGCTGGTACATTTTCCACGCTTTGTCAGCGTCAGGTCTGGTGAAAGACATCACCGCCGTCAGCCCTGCGCCCTATCACATGACCCTCACCGTGCTATCCCACGACGGGGATGGCACTGCATCACCCGAATTGCTGGAAACAGTACGTCACGCCGTGACAGGGTATTACGCATTCCCGCAAGGCGATCTGGTAACGGTTCGCAGTGCGGAAATCGTGCGCTACGCACTCAACGCAACCGTGCAACTGTATCGTGGCGCTTCATCCACGCCAGTCATGACAGCGATTACCGCCGCGCTTAAAAAATACCGCGAACAGTCCGAGCGCATCGGGCATATCGTTGACGAAGACGGGCTACTGGCGGCATTGCGCCAACCCACAGTTTACCGCGCACTGATTCAATCGCCTGTGTTGCCGTTGACACTCGCTGCCCACCAAGCCGCGTATTGCGAAACGGTCAACGTCACGGAGGTGTACGCATGAGCCACTGTGACCACAGCCTGATTCCTAACGCCACGCCGTTTGAGCGCGAGCTGGAAAGCCACGCTGCGCAAAAATACTGTCGCGTAAATGCCGACATCATCCGCGATTTGCACGACCCGATGAAATGCCCGTTGGAATTTCTGCCGTGGTTGGCTTACGCCTTGTCAGTCGACCTTTGGAATGACCGCTGGCCCGAAGCCATAAAACGCGCTGTATGCGCAAACGCGCTGGAAATGCACCGCCACAAAGGGACTCACGGCGGCGTAATGGACGCGCTGGCTGCATTGGGTGTCCGCCCTGAAATCGTCTACTGGCACGAAATGCAACCGCCGGGCGAACCCGGCACGATGGACGTTACCTTGTGGATTAATACTATCCTCAACCCTGCTGCTGACATGATCATCGGGGCGGAGGCAGTGCGCGATATTTTGGAGCAACTCAATCGCAGCAAACGCGCCAGTATCCACTATACCTTCCGATTGGCAGTTGAAACGGAAAGCAACGGTGTTGGTATGGGCTTGTCCGCCCAGATGACTACCCATCAGCACATTGACGCGCCGCACACCGCGATGGACACCGCCACCCAGCCCACGGCAATCGGTATCGGCTTATCCGCGCAGATGACAACCCGTCAACACGTCGATGCAGCGCACACCGCGATGGACACCGCCACCCAGCCCACGGC